AAGCAGTGGTATCAACGCAGAGTACATGGGGGGGGGTGCGAGCCTAAAGCTCGCAACGTCTTGGTCCCCTCCGGTAACCTAGGAGATCAAGCGTCTTGCCTGTAAGCCCCCAACGCGCACGCCTCCATATCCTTCAATGGGTAGGTCTAGCAAGTCCCGCGGTCTTATCAACCGTGGGATGCCTTCAGGCTATCGTAGTAATTACTACGGAGATACGTCGGCAGTCAGCTGTCGTTCAGGGGCGAGCAGGCATAGTGTCGCAGCTGTGCCCGCCTGATGTGCTAGCACCTCATCAGAGTGATAAAATGCTTTCCCCAGTATCTCGATTACCAACAAAACGAAATAAAGCTAGAAATAACTTTGATTTCATTCTGCGGCGATCGAAGACCTTCCACAGGAAACAATGGATGACTCAGAGAGAGTTACCATTCTTCCATAGGTTGGTCATCTGGGTGACGTCGGCGCAAGAGTATAAGTCATCCTTAATCCTACTCAATAAGCGGATAGTCCAGTTAGTGAAAACTAACGGGTTTCAATTTACTTTTATGTATTTGAAAGAGACTGCTCGTCTCACTATTCGAGCATTGGGTGGATCTCCGGAACAAGCATCTGGTGAAGCCCAGGTACGCGTTTCGCGTGATCCTCGAGGGTATCCCACTATTATTCCTCTTATCTTGAGACGGCTCTTTGGAGCCCATCAAGGTAAGGAGAATGTGGTGAGAGCTACCCTGACACTGCTGACGGTCTTTAGGACCTTTCCGACAAAGGTAAAACCTTCTCTGGATACCATCACTGGTTCCTTTGAGGGGATTACTCGGACGCTTGATTCTCAAGCGATCCGTAAGGCGGTTAGAATTCTAAAGCTCCGTGCCAGCTTCGGAAAGTTCAAGGGTTTCCTAGCAACCTCCGCTGGACCAAATAGTCACTTCTCTACTTGGGGCGCTGGCATTGATGCGTTAGCATTGATGCTACACCCTAGGCAGGCAAGTGCTTTTGTAAGATTGGCAGTTTCCAGCCGATCTTACGGATATTTGGCTTGGTTCATTGTTTTGAACCTGATAGCGGGACCGTTGTACGCGTTCTTGCGCGCAACGCGGTTGTTGGGTGAACCACTTAAGCTCGGTCGACTGTCGGTAGTCTACGATCAAGCTGGAAAAGCCAGAGTGGTTGCAATAACCAACTGGTGGATTCAACTTGCTCTTAGGCCGCTGCACGACTCGATGTTTCGGGCCGTGAGGAAGATTGACATGGATGGAACTTTTGATCAGGAGGCTCCGTTGAAACGTTTAATTTCGATGGAACCAAATGGTCATCTGTTTCATTCATTAGATCTTTCTGCAGCGACGGATAGACTGCCTATTGACGTCCAAGTTCAAGTTCTTGAGCACTCCGGTGTTCGGGAGGCTGGGCTTTGGCGCCAATTGCTTTCTGTTCCGTGGGCCTACAACGGGGAAGTACTCTGCGTTGATACCACTGCTA